TATTGCTCTGCTTTTACCTTAGGTAGATTTCCTACATCTATATAAAAAATACGACGCTCTGGAGCCCTTGACATTCTGTATATAACAAGAGAATCCTCAATCATTCTTAATTGATTAAGTGCCTTAATCGATTTATGAAGATATGATAATACGGTTCCTTTGGTTCTATCGACTAAACCTGAAGTGCAATATGTAATTGAATCTTTTGAAATTTTTACCGAACCTTTAGTTGAAGATCCGAGCATACTTGGAGCATAGTTTGATGTTGATGTTGGAGTATAAATGAAATACTCTTCAATTTCGGGATATGCAATTTGGTTTGAATTTGAATTTGGAAGAATCGATATATTTGGACCAAAATTATTTTTAGTTTTCTTTTCTTGTCTCACATATTTCATTTTCATAGGATCAATATATCTCAAATCCTTAATTCCATCTTCAGGTTTTTTAACATCAATTACTTTTAGGTAAAATAATCGACCATCAACATACCAATTTCTAAAAATTTCGTGAGACTTTTTATCAAAGTCCATAATTTCTTTGATATATTTAAATTCTTCTCTTATAACTTTTTTAAGTTTATCACTTGCATTTAAATTTGATAATTCTATTTCTATAGGAGAATCATACAAATCACTTACAATTGCCTCATTCACAACATCTTCAATTGCCCCTTCACATTCTGGATGAAGTGACATTTCGCGATATCTTTTTATTAAATCATATTCTGTGCGATAAACTCCCTCAATATCAATAGTCTGACCATAAAATCCAGATTGTATATAATGATCAACCCCGTCATCATTGTTAGGAGGAACGGGGGAGACTATTGATTTTGATTTTTTTTCATTATCTTCAATCGAAAACCCAAAAAGTTTTGCCATCTTATATAATTAAACTCTTAATATGTTATATTTAGTTGATGTCTATACCGCCAGCTTTGGGAGAATCCCCTTTAATTGCTTCCCACCACAGAACTTGCATTTCTACGGTAAAATTTTCAATTGATTCTGTATCATATGATAATCCAATGGAAGATATATTAGTTGGAAACAAATCATAAAAATGATATGCTCTCAGTGTTGAACCATCACGATCTAACTGATAAACGAAGGCATCTGCCTGATAAAGTGCCGGATCAGTAATACCGGTATTATCAGAGACTTTGTTCATTGTATTCATCCAGTTTTCAAATGCAGAACGAATTGAAAAATCCGTATCATTAATAACTGTAATTGTCCAACTTTCAAATGTTCTGTCTCCGGCAACATTTAAAGTTCTTCCTCTAAAAGCAACCGGTAATGGAGTTACGGTTGATGCTGGCATTGCGGCAGTTTTAATCAAAAATCTGGATTTGTCTAGGACATTAGTATCGGCAGGAGCAGCCTCCGGAAATGACAGAACAACCTCGAAGAGATTACTTCTGGCACCACCACCAGACAGCTTACTCTTAAAGTCTGTAATTTTTCTTTTAGGTGGTGGATTTAACTGATTTCTAGTTGCCATTGTTTTTAAACCTCTTGATTAATTAAAAGTTTCCGATTACTTCTTCAAAATCAACACCAGTTTTGGTGGCAATAAATGTAAGACCGATGAAGTTAATCGATCTTGCTGGTTTAATGTAAATGTCCGCTCTAAACTCATTGGCATCAATAACTGCTGCCGTGTTATTTGTTTCGTCACAAACAACAACATAATCGAATATACCTCTCTTAGCCTGAACATCACGCAAGAAAGGTTCAATAGTATTTACAAAATTAGTTCTTGTAAGTTCATCATTAAATTCGAATAATACATCTCTTGATGCTCTTGAAATTGTATCCTCAAGGTAAATAAACAATCTACGAACATTAATTCGATCAAATGCCGATGCTTTCGCAAACCCTGTCTTATCACCAAATAGAATAATGCCAGCTCCAGGAGAGAAGATGACTGAATTTATTCTATTCGAATAAAGACGATCTCTTTCAGTTTTTGATGGATTATATGCCAATTTAACGGCATTTAGAATAGATCCCCTAGAAGTTCCTGCCGGAGAATACCAGGGGAAGTTGTTAATATCATTACGGGCACAAATACCTGCTATATCACCGTTTAATGGGACATATCTAAAGGTGTCTGAAAATCTATCATACATATACTTATATCCAGAATCAAAGACTGCATAAGAAGATGATTGGAGTGCTGAATAGAATGAAATTACATTATTAGTAATCGTATCTGTAGAATTAATAGTTGCCGAAGTTTGAGTTGTTGTATCAGTCAGTGCTGCTCCTCTATATGGGGAAATAAATGCAATCGCATCTTTTCTTAGCTCTGCAACAGAGATGAGTTTTTGAGCCAGTGCTTGTGCAGATGATTGTGAATATGCTGCAGACCCCATAATCAAGAAATCTACTTTATAATTTTCTGGGGTTTCGAATAATGAATATCCGTCAGATAGTTTGCCAATAGATGCCGTAAGAGATCCTGCTGTGGTAATAGTTGCTATTCCACTATAATCAAGACCTCCTGATAAAGCATTTGTCGAAGATCCTGATGCCGCAAAAATCACACCCTCGGCATTTTGATTCCAGGCAATATCGCTACTTAAAGTAAATCCAGAACTGTATCCTGTAGTTACAATTCCAGTTGGGGAATTGAGACCAAAAATATAATCAGAATTATTTTCGAGATACTTTCTCCAATAAGAAGAAGATCCAACCGAAAATTCTGCATCAGATGCTTTCGAAAGACCCAAATGTTTTTCGAGAATTGATCCAGAATTTCCTGTAATTTTTCCTTCAGAATCAATTACAACTAAATGAACCTCATCAAATCTTGAATTTCTTGCAGAGGCATATGAAGAAGTTCCAGGTCTTTGTGAAACATTATTCCAATTAATAGTTGTTCCAGTTGTTTGACCAACACCGGTCAATTTAATAGTTTGTTGATCAAACCAATCTAATCTTGAGGTATATGTTGTGCTTCCATATGAAGTTGTTTGAGAATTTGTATGAATACCAAGTGACCCTGATGTTTCGAAAGAATAGACTCCAAATGATGTATAGTCTTTTAATGTTTCTGTTCCTGCTGCAGAAACGTGACTTAAAACTTTAACTCCAATTTGACTTGATCCAATTTCAGTAATAATTCCCTTTATATAACCATCAAGTGCTGAAGTTGTTCCTGCACCGATATCTACTTTACCAATAGCAGATTGGGTCACACCATATCCAACCTGTAAAGCGGTACCAATACCGGCAAGAGTATTAATACCACTTAGTATTTGATCAACCTTCGAATCGATAATGGCAACACTAATACCATTAGACCAAGAACCTGGATTTTTTGCGGCAACCGTTACATTAGCAAGAGTATTATCATCATACCCCAAAGAAATATAATGATCTAAACTATCAATTTTAACACTAGATGCTGTTCCTACGAATCCATTTCTTAAATCATTATCGTTTGCTCTTACAACTCGAAGTGCTCCTCCATATGCCAAATACGATGATGCACTCAACCAGTGCTCATAGTGCTTATCTGTAGTATATGATTCTCCAAAATTATTTAATAATTCGTTTTCATTTTGAATTAAAATTGGTAAATCTACCGGTCCCTTCGCAAAAGGTGCCACAACTGCTCCAATTTTATCTGAAGCTGGTTGAGTTCTGCCCAGAGTAAGATCAACTTCCCTTACTACAATTCCAGGAGATGCTAAATTTAGCGGCATCTTGATTCTCCGACTATCCAGAATATTATAAAAGTATTTATAAAAATCTTCTCTTTTGAATTCTCATTGTTAATTTGACATGTAGTTCCATTCACTTGATACATCACCATATTCATCAACATTCCAAACTTCGATTGGTTTGTCATTTTCTCTAGATGATGCAATCAACCATCTGTCTCCCGATTTTTCTTCAATAAAATCTTCAAAATCATCTAAACCATCTGATATAAATCCAAAAGGAGACATATCTTGTTCGATTTGATTTTTGTGCTCTTCATATAGTCTTTTTCGAATATCATTATCAGTCATTTCTTTAAAATATTCTTGAGCAACTAACCAAGAAAAAATGACTAAACACATTACCAAATCATCATTACACCCTTCTTCTGCCTCAAAGGAATTATGCTTCTGTGCAAATGTTGTTAATTCACTAATAATATCATAATCAGTAATGAATAATTTATCATCTTCAATCAATAATTTTAAATTAGAACATCCTAATTTTTTAACAGATGAAGTTGTTCGAACTCCAAGTTGAGATTTTTTACCACTAAATCCAGATCCTACAACTTGCCCAGCACGACCTTTCATAGCACACATTAATATATTGTCATACTCTAAATCAAAGTGGAGAATATTGGCAACTTGATCACCAATATCATTTACTTCAATTAATAACCAAGAATTATTATATGCCTTTGCAACTTCATTAATAATTGCAGGAAATAACATAGGTTTAATTTCATTATTTTTATATTTTGCAACGACTTTGTAAGGAATGTCTGTGATGTCAAAAACAACAAATGCTGAATAGTCATTTCCAATTCCACGAGCAACATCAACCGTAATTAGATAATTTTGTTCTTCTTTTGGATTTTCATAAACATCAAGTCCTTTACTTCTTTTTAATGCATCATCATATACTAATATTTTAAGTTTGCTTGGATTAATTAAAGTTCCTACAGAACCTAAAAATTCACAAAGATGCTCTGCTCTGAATTGTTCTTCACTAGTATTTGAAATTGTTGTTGCCTTCCACTGCTCATCTCTTCCTGGAACTTCTGACCAATGAACTTCTGTGGCAACAAATTCACTCTTATGTCTCTCTGCATCGTGCCACATACGATAAAAGTGATTCATACCCTTTGGTGTGGATACGATAATTACTTTTGATTTTTTACCAGAAGAAATTGTAGGATAAACTGATGCAAAGAAATCATCTGCAATATGATTTGGAACGAATGCAAATTCGTCTAAGAAAATAATATTAAAAGACATACCTCTAACCGCAGAGGCAGAGGTGGATGCTGCAATAATTTTTGATCCGTTTTCTAGTTCTAAAGATCCCCTATTCCAAACTATAACCCCTTGCTGTAACCATTTTGGAAGATTTTCGTATGATAATTGCAATCTTCCTAATATTTCTCTTGATGTTGTTGCCTTATTTGCAAGAATCCCAACATTAACATTATCATTAAATAAAATATAGTGTAATAAGTATGATACTACCGTTGTTGTCTTCCCAACTTGCCTCGGCATTTTACAGATATTAAATCTGTGCTTATGAAAATTATCAACTAATTTTTGCTGAAAAGGCCACATATTAAATCCAATAAGACCTTCATCCACATTGACGATTTTAATATATTTCTTTGCAAAATAAACAGGATCATCTTTACAATTTAAGAACTCAATAATTTGTTCTTCTGTAAATTGAATTGATGTATTTGCTCTTTTTAAATTTGGATTAGATAGATATGCATCACCTTCTTTTAAAATAATATCTTCAATTTCCATACTAACAATTCCACTTTTTCAATGAAAGTGCTTTTCTGGTTGGGCGTCCCTTTTCGTCTTTCATTGGACCAGGCATTCCACCCATACGAGCACAGAATGATTTTCTACGCTTTGCATCCTTTGAACCTGGTTTTAATTTTGACGGTTTAGTAGTAACTGCTGTTTGTAATTTTGATCCTGGATTTTGTGCCCTATAAGATGCCACTCCTGC